AACTTTGTTTGATAAAGCTATACCGAAAGGTAGAGTTTATATCCATGCTCATCTAGGTGCTACAGATATAGATGATATCTTTTCCAAGCTTAGATATATTATTGTAGGCTGTGAATGTAAATGGGTTATAGTTGACCACTTACATATGCTTGTCAATGTCTTATCAGAAGGTGACGAAAGACGAGGTATTGATATGCTTATGAACAGACTGCGTAGTCTTGTAGAAGAGACAGGTATCGGTATGATATTAGTATCGCATCTTCGTAGAGCAAGTGGAGACAAGGGACATGAGAATGGTGTCGAAGTTTCCCTATCACACCTTAAAGGTTCGGCAGGTATAGCACAGTTATCTGATTGTGTCATTGCCCTAGAGAGAAATCAACAGGCAGCCAATCCTGAAGAAGCCAATACAACCAAGGTTCGTGTACTCAAATCAAGGTACACAGGAGACACAGGATTAGCTTGTGGTCTCAAATATAATTCTGATACAGGCAGACTGTTTGAAGTATCAGAGGAGGAAACATTTGACAACGAACAATTCTAAAATAATATTTGACATAGAAGCAGACGGATTAAACCCTACTAAAGTATGGTGTATCGTAGCTAAAGAATGGAATGGTGCAGTGCATACATTTGATAATACTCAGATAGCTGAAGGGATTAAGTTCCTAGAAAGTGCTGAAGTATTAATTGGGCACAACATTATAGGCTATGATATCCCTGTCTTAGAAAGATTACATGATGCTAAACTTACTAAGAATTTAGAAGATACATTGGTAATGTCTAGACTATTCAATCCTGTCCGTGAGAATGGACATAGCTTAAAGGCTTGGGGCTGGCGTGTTGGTATGCTAAAGCAAGAATCACCAGCAACTTTTGATGAGTACACCCCTGCTATGTTAGACTATTGTATTCAAGATGTAAAGCTAAACGAATCAGTATATAATTACTTATTAAAAGAAGGAACTATCTTTAGTGAAGAGTCTGTTAATCTTGAGCATTCAGTAGCTAAGATAATGAGACAGCAAGAAAAGACTGGGTTCTTCTTTAATACTAAGGAAGCAATGCTACTGTTGGCTGAATTAAAAGCCAAGCAGTTAGAAGTAGAAGATGAAGTACACAACACATTCAAACCTAAGTGGGTAGATGATAAGTTAGTTACTCCATACATTAGAAAAGACGGAGAGTTATCTAAACGTGGTTTGACAGACGATGAATATAACAACTGCTTAACAACACAATGCGTTGATAATTTTATGAGAAAAAAACTTGTTGAGTTTAATCTAGGTAGTCGTAAACAAATAGGAGAATATCTTATTGACTTCGGATGGAAGCCTGTAAACTTTACACCAACAGGTCAGCCTATTGTAGATGAAGGAACTCTTAAAAAGATTGAGCATATAAGAGAGGCTAAACTAATTGCAGACTTCTTGCTTTATCAAAAAAGAATAGCACAAGTTACCTCTTGGATAGACCATTTAAAAGGTGACAGAGTTCATGGTAGTGTAATACCTAACGGAACTATCACAGGTAGGATGACACATAGAAGTCCTAACATGGCACAAGTTCCTAACTCAGGAAGTCCTTATGGAAAAGAGTGTCGTTCTTGTTGGACTGTTCCCGAAGGTTATAAACTTGTAGGTATAGATGCTAGTGGGCTTGAGCTCAGAATGTTAGCACACTATATGAACGATGAAAATTATATTAATGAAGTTATTAATGGTGACATACACACCACTAATCAAAAACTTGCCGGTCTTAAAACAAGAGACCAAGCTAAGACATTCATATATGCATTGGTGTATGGAGCAGGTGACGCTAAGATAGGTAGCGTTGCAGGTGGTAGTATGAAGAAGGGTAAAGAATTAAAACAAACATTCTTTAAGAACTTACCCCCTCTTAAAATACTAAAAGAGAAAGTCCAGAAAGCATCTGAAAGAGGATTCTTGAAAGGGCTAGATGGTAGGAAGATATATATAAGAAGCCAACATGCTGCACTTAATACTCTGTTACAGGGTGGGGGTGCTATAGTCATGAAGAAAGCCATGTGTTTTCTACAGGAACTTATAGACTTAAACGATATTGATGCTAAGTTTGTAGCTAATATACATGATGAGTGGCAGATTGAAGTCAAGGAAAGCCAAGCAGAATTTGTAGGAAAGCTAGGAGTCACGTCCATTGAACGAGCATCGGAACATTATAACATGCGTTGCCCTTTGACAGGGGAATACAAAATAGGAGAGAACTGGTATGAAACCCATTAAAGAAATGAAACCTGCTAAAGCTAATAGAAAGAAATTTGATATAGACTTAGCTTACGGTACAGTCAGAGAAGAAAAGATAGCAGAAATGCTAACCAATAAAAAGATAGAAGTAAAATCAGAAAAAGATATGTGGCAGAAGACAGGTAATATATGTATTGAATATGAATCATGGGGTAAGCCTTCAGGTATCAAAGCTACCGAAGCAGACTACTGGTTTCATAATCTATGTGTAGGCAACAACGAATTCTGCACACTAGTATTTAAGACTGATGTACTTAGAACAATAGTAGATAAATTAGATACATTTAAAACTGTATCCGGTGGTGACCATAAAGCAAGCAGAATGTTCTTGGTTAACTTACAAAAATTATTCTCATCGGATGTTATTAAAGCATTCAAGGAAGCAGAAAATGATAAAGGAAAATGAAAAACTTGTTGACAATACAGAGTTAGATAGCTATAATAAATTTACGTCTGAGTCAGGACATTGGTATACCCAAGAGGGAGACCCAATGTATACTATCGTTGGTGCTAATGGTAAGGAAAGAAACACTACTCTTAGAGATGCTAAGAAAGAAAAGTTAGTTCCTTCCGTTACTACTATCTTAGGCATGATAGCAAAACCTGCCTTAGAAAATTGGAAGATAGACCAAGCACTCAACTCTGCTCTTACATTAGAAAAAGAAGAAGGAGAATCCTTTAAGTCTTTTACTTATAGGTGTAAGACTGACTCTAAAAAACTAGGTATCAAAGCTGCCCAAGAAGGTACTAAGATTCATGCTATGATTGAACGTGGGTTCTTAGGTGAAGGCACTAGTAAGACTTATGAAATTATTCAGGCTTACTTAGATGATAACTTTCCTAATGAAGAATGGATAGCAGAAGATTCTTTCTGTGCTGAATCAGGGTATGGTGGTAAGATAGATTTATATTCTAAGTCTGGTATCTTTGTTGACTTTAAAACAAAGGATAACTTAGAAGGTAAAGACCCTGCTAAATTAGTATACGATGAACACGGTATGCAGTTGTCTGCCTATGCTCAAGGATGTGGGTTTACTGATGTAGAAAGAGTATCTATATTTGTAGATAGAAAAGATACTGAGTTGATATCTTGTCACATATGGGATAAAGCTTCTCAAGAAAAACACACCAACATGTTCAATGCTATATTAGATTATTGGAAGCTGGTTAAAAACTACGACTCTTCTGTTACTAATGGCTAGAGTACCTAGAAAACCTAGACCTAAAAAAACTAATGTACCTAAAGGTTATGATAGTTTATGGGAAGCTCAACTGCATCAAACATTATTACATGATTGGAAGCACCATTGGGATAACATAAACTACATAGTTAAGCATAAGTATGAGCCGGACTTTGTTAAAATAATTGACGGCAAAACAATATTGTTAGAAGCTAAAGGTAGGTTTTGGGATTACGCAGAGTATAGTAAGTACATACATATTAGGGAGGCTTTGCCAAAAGACTATGAATTAATATTCTTATTTCAAAAACCTTTTGCACCAATGCCAGCCTCTAAGAAAAGAAAAGATGGGACTAAAAGAAGTCATGCCGAGTGGGCAGAGACAAATAATTTTACATGGTATAACGAAGAGAGTGTACCAAAGGAGTGGAGAAGTAGTGAACTATAAATTTAATGAAGATAAAATATTAAACGAAGTAAAAGCATATGTAGGTAATACATATGACCAACATTATTCTAGTGGTAAGTATCAGGCAACCGATATGATATTAGATGCCGGACATGGTGAAGGTTTTTGTATGGGAAACATCATGAAATATTCTATGAGGTATGGAAAGAAAGAAGGAAAAAACAAATCAGACTTGCATAAAATTATACACTATGCTATAATAGCTTTATATTTACAGGACACAACAGATGATTGAAGACAAGATAGGAACTAAGCCTTACTTAGGAATAGAGATAGACTACGATAAAGAAAAAACCTTTGATAAGTTTAGTCTCGATACATTAAAAGATAGATATTTTTGGGAGAATGAAACACATGCACAAGAAGCGTTCGCAAGAGCCTCAGTCTACGGAGCAACCTTCAAGGGTGTCACGGATTTTGAGTTGGCTCAAAGACTTTACAACTACAGTTCCTCTCGTTGGTTCATGTTTAGCACTCCTATACTTAGTAACGGGGGTACAACTCGTGGGCTTCCTATCAGTTGTTTCCTCAATTATGTTCCTGACAGTAGGGGTGGTTTATCTGCTCATTATGATGAGAACATATGGCTCGCAAGTAGTGGTGGAGGCATCGGTGGATATTGGGGCGATATTAGGAGCAATGGTGTTTCAACTACTCATGGGAGTCGTTCTACTGGAAGCATTCCTTTCATGCATGTAGTTGATTCTCAGATGTTAGCCTTCAACCAAGGCACAACAAGACGAGGAAGCTATGCAGCTTACATGGATATAAGCCATCCGGAGATTGAAGAGTTTATAAACATGAGAAAAGAATCAGGTGGTGATATCAACAGAAAGAATCTTAACCTACACAACGGTATCAACATTACCAACGCCTTCTTACAGGCTGTAGAGAAAGACGAAGACTGGAGATTGATTGACCCTAAATCTAAAGAAGCTGTCAAGATAGTAAACGCTAGAGATATATGGTGGCAAATCATTCATGCTAGGGCAGAGACAGGAGAGCCTTACATGATTAACATAGATACTTGCAACGAGTCGTTACCTAAAACACAAAAAGATTTAGGTCTTAAGATTAGACAAAGTAACTTATGTTCAGAGATTACTCTGCCTACTGACGAAGAAAGAACAGCCGTCTGTTGTTTGTCATCAGTAAACTTAG